TCTGGGAGTGTGTTGCTCGCGATCTTGATGTGAAATCTGCCTGTCTTGCTTTTGCGGCAATCAAAGGTTTTCAAATGGGCAAGCTGTATAGCTCTATCAAAATCAACAAAAAGTTTTAATATGATAACAGAACTACAAAAAGAACTAGGCGACCTTGAGAGAAACATTAGGTTTCTTCAACCAGATAAACTAAGGTGGACAGAGAACCGAAAAGCACTAATTGATCAGTTAGACTATATCAAAGAGCTTGCCCGAAAAGCAGAAAGCAAGTCGTAAGTCCTTAAGGCTTAACGACTTACGCGGCTCGGGAAGGCCCGCGCTCCGTAACTCATTGATGCTCAACGAGTTACACAACATAATACGCAGAAAAAAAATACATTTTAATACAAAAAAAAGCTTGCAATCTCTATTTAGTGTGGTATACTACCTCCATGAAATTGAAATTCCCTACTCTCTGGAGCAAAAAAAAGAATAAATTACCCCTTGACATCACCCCTCTTTTGCCTTATAGTTCCCTTATGAAAGAAAACCAACCTAACCTCGTAATTCCTGAGCGTCCGCTCTTCCCTAATAACCCTATCCACCTTGCGTCTACCCTAACGGGCAAGACTGTTGTTTACCACAACGCCAAGGCATCGACTGTCACTCCTGACAAGGTGCGCGTGTTTAAGGTTCGTGGGGTCGAAGATGTTTTCACCTCCGAAGCAAGTGGCGCAAAGTGTGTCACTGTCAGCGTCAACGACATTGATGATGGTGGTAGCGTGAAATACCGCACCCTCCACATTGATGGTATCCAATCCGCCAATTAACTTTTAGTTACTAGGTAGGAGTATAGGGAACGGGGGGTTATCAGGTTAACCCGTAAGGGTCGCCCCCCGTTCCTGATCCTGCAAAATTTTCCTTTACAAATAACAAACCATACATTACATTAACATCATGCCTAAACCAACCGAATCCGTCCGTATCGAAGTTAAAAACAAAGACCAAGCTGCATTGCTTAACTATGCCTTGGGTCTTGTTCATCGTGATCTCTCAAATAGACTTGAAGAGGTTTCAGATGACAAACTGGATGACTTCATGGATAACGTCAAGTGGACACGTAAACACGCAACCACATTAAACGAAAAGTTTTCTTTGACTACAGAAGTATAAACTTTCTAGAAAAGGTCTGATTGGCGGGGGCAGAACCGCAAAGCGATACAGGATAACCTGAAGCCCCTAGCTCCTCCAACAAACAAAATTGTTGGTTAAAAAGCTAATCACTAACTAAACAATCCCGCGAAGGTCTCTGTGACTAGCGGGAGGGTAAAACACACAGAGGCTCCCAGTGGTGGGCAATACCGCTAGGTGGTAACAGTGACCAGATCCTTAATTGACTGGCACTCGTCAACAAACCGACCCTCTCCCGCCACGCTTTACTAGTCAGCCTCTGACGGGAGGGGGATATAACTTTCTGTGGTCTGGTTGTCATGCTACCCCGTCCCCTTCTTTGCTGGGGGGCGGGGTTTTGCTTTATAAGTAACTGATAGTGAACGACTTACGGAGCGCGGGCCAGCCCGCACTGCGTAACTCCTTGACATGCAACGAGTTATAAATAAAAAAAAAGAATAAAAAAGAATAAAAAAGACTTGCACACTTCTCTATTTGTGTTATACTATGGGCGTTATGGGACTAGATCAATACGCAAAAAAAGTAAAGAGAGAATACAATCATGAGACTCTCACAGAGACAATCGTCAAAACTGAAATAGGTTATTGGCGCAAACACAATGCTTTAGAGGGTTACATGGCTGACCTCTACCGCACTAAGACGGGTGACGAAGGAGAGTTTAACTGCAAGACTCTTCCTCTTGATTCTGACGACTTGGACACCTTGGAGGCAGTAATCGAAAGGGGCAACTTGCCTGAAACCGTAGGTTTCTTTTTTGGTAATTGCACCAAAGATAATGAGGAGTTTAAGGAACTAGACCTTGAGTTTATAGCCAAGGCTAGGAAATGTCTTGCAAATGGTTTCGAGGTAGAGTATACTTCTTGGTGGTAAGATGGAAGAACGACCCTACAAAGTATACCTGAGAGAGATCCACTGGCAGGAAGCTGTCGTGGATGCCGTGAGCCGAGCAGATGCCATTCAAAAAGTATTGGACGGTGACGGTCAATACGGGAACGGCACTAGATATGAAGAAACCTGCGAGGACGGGCATAGAGTTGAAGAGATATGAATATCTTTCGCACTCTATCAGAAGATAAAAGAATGTTGTTTAATGTTACTTACAAAGACGGCAACTATAAGCTGGTTGATAAGCTGGGTATTCACTTGGCTGAAGATGATGGCACATGGAGTGCCGCCCTTCCCCTCTGCCACTTCCCTCAAAAGGAGATCGAGCATATGATTGAACACATTGAGGTAACTCTAAACAAAGCAATTTAATTATGCAATACGACATCGACTACTATGACAAGGAGGGAAACCATTGCGGAACCTCTGCGCTTCTTGCTTTCACGGGCAAGGTTTACTCTCACCAGTATCTCACCGACATGGCCAAGCAGGAGATGAAGGATGACTTCTTTCCTGGAGCTAAATACTTTGAGATATCAATCAAGGAAGCAATAGATGAAAGACAATAAACAAGTAACCACTAGCGACAGCCACACCGATTACATGAGAGGCTTGTCTACTGCGGTAGGTAAAGCGTGTGATGCGTGGCTAGATAAAAAAGGATTAAAAAGCAAAAGCTGGAAAGAGCAGAACAACGAAACCTTTAAGAAACAAAAAAATGGAAATCGCTAAACTATTCTTCTATGCCTTGGCAGGGTTTCTTGCTGTGGTATTCCTTGCCGCCATCGTAATAGGTATGGTGCTGTTGGGAACGCCCGCATAACTCACTTAGTATCAATCACTTACGGAGCGGGGGCTGGCCCGCGCTGCGTAACTCGTTGATACTCAACGAGTTACATAGCAAGACGAGGCACACCTTTTCTATTTGTCAAGCAAAAACTTACCCAGAAAAAAATAAAAAAAAAGAATAAAAAGGACTTGCAATAAATCAAATCGTGCTGTATACTTACTGCATCATGAGCTTAATCCTAGCAAAAAACAAAGTCGATATCGCCCAGCTTGCTGAAGTCAAAACTCCTTCCGCAACTGACACTCACACTCCAATCTCTCACGCACTCCTCGTTGATCAGGCGCACAAGGCACTTGATCGCGCAGGGTTGACCATCGAGCAGGAGGAACACGCGCTTGGCCGTGGTGGTCTTCGTTACTTCGGAGGCTTCGCCATCAAGGGTGAAGACATGGAAGCTAAAGATCGCCGTCTGGTGGTCGGGCTTCGTAACGCACACGATAAGTCCTTCGCGGCTTCCGTGTGCATCGGCAACCAGATGATGGTTTGCGAAAACCTTTGCTTCTCTTCTGATGTGAAGCTCGCTCGTCGCCACACGACGAACATCTTGCGCGACCTTCCAATGGTCTTGTCTAACGCGATCTCTCGCGTTGTCTCCCACTGGGCAGACATGGGCAAGCGCATCGAGTCCTACAAGAACACCGAGGTTCAGCGTGACCGTTGCGCCGACATGGTGGTTGACCTTGTGGATGCGAAAGCGTTTCCCGCTCGCGATGTCTACAAGGCAGTGCAGGAGTTCCGCAACCCTCGTCACGACGAGTTCAAGGGCGGTTCCCTCTGGACACTTTACAACGGGATCACCGAGCATCTCAAGGGTGGCGACCTTACCAAGTTGCCCCAACGCACCATGACGGTGCAGTCGGTCTTCGACAAGATCGCAGGTCACGCTCCCGTGATCGAGGCGGTCGAAGTCGAGGAGTCTGATGCAATCGTGCTTCCCGCATAGCCCTGACGTTACCAACACCCAACCCGCTCCCGAGGCTACGGCTTACTATCGGGGGCGGGTTCTTTTTTTGTGTGCGTAATAAGAATCGTAAGTCGTTGAGTATCAACGACTTACGCGGCGCGGGCCAGCCCGCCCTGCGTAACTCCTTAAGGCTCAACGAGTTATGAATTAAAAATACCTCTTGACAAATCCCTGTCTTGCGCTATACTCTCACTATGGCAAATTCATATAGCATCCAAAGAACTGATACAGATAGAATCCCCGCCCCGTTTGATTTCACCTTTGAGTGGGACAATGGAACAGAAAAAACATTTATAGTTGTTTCATTGCATGGCGCGAAGGCACTAGCCGAAACATTTAGAAACTTCGGTTACGAAGAGGAAGAAGGTAGTATTAGGTTTGCTTCAGATGCGCGAACTTTGGAAAGGCTTTCACCGATTGCGAAGTTGGCGAAGGGCGATTGCCCTTTACCGACCGACTCATGCAATCCTTCTGATTTTAAATCAATTTAAATTGACACCCGCAGAAGTCTATAGTATAGTTGGCCATGTCGAAACTTCTAAACGCTGGAAACTATAAAACCAGCAAGGGCGAAAAGTATGGTTGGAAAACCTACGGCTTGCACCTTGCACCATATAACCTATCAGGAAAAAATGTTTGTTCTTCTGCTACTGCTGGTTGTTCTACTGCTTGCCTCAATACTGCTGGTCGTGGAATCATGCATTCCGTTCAAGATGCCCGAGTTAAAAAGACACGAAGGTTTTTCGAAGATCGGGATGGATTCTTATCGCAGTTATACAAAGAAATCACAAGCTCGATTAAAAGCGCGAAAAGAAAACAAATAAACTCTTGTTTTAGATTGAATCTTACAAGTGACCTGCCATGGGAAAACCTAGTTGTAAAATACTTCCCCTTTGCTCAGTTCTACGACTATACCAAACACTTAAAAAGATTCGTTAGGTTCTTAGAGGGTAAACTTCCCACTAACTATCACCTAACATACTCCCGCAGTGAAGAGACACCTGACGCGCTAGTGAAGAGCTTATGTGCAAGTGGAGGTAATGTCGCCGTGGTTTTTCGCGATCACCTGCCAGAGACATGGCTAGGAATAGAAGTGATAGACGGAGACGACTCAGACCTACGCTTCCAGGATGGCAAAGGTAAGATTGTAGGATTACTTGAAAAAGGACTTGCGAAGAAGGACGAAACGGGGTTTGTTGTAGAGCCATGCTAGAGTTTGTCCTATTCCTATTGTTGTTATACTTAGCCTGTTACCGATCAAGATAAAGATATGAAAATAAAAGAAGAACTCCAAGAAATACTAGACGACCACAGGTCGCAGATAATTGATATGCTCAAGGAAGATGCAGAAGATGCTCTCGTTGTAGATGTTGAATCTAACCTTGACCGCATGATAACAGAAGTAAACGAATTGTTAGGCTCTAGCTATGACTAAATAGGATAAAGCTCTAGGGGTTGTGGGCATGGTGTGCGGGGAGATCCCGTAACGAGGTAATGATCTTATTCCTCCATGAAACACCCGTAACTCCTTAACACTTAAGGACTTACGGAGCGCGGGCTGGCCCGCCCCGCGTAACTCGTTGAGTATCAATGACTTATGACGCAAAATTGGCTAATAGACAAAAAGAAAACCCGCATTTCTGCGGGCCTACTTATTTAGTTGATTCTATTTGATCCTGCCGATTATTTAGTTAACATTGCACGACCTGCAACTTTCCCAGTGTCTCTGCCTTCTTGCCTTGGAGCCAGACTCCATCCCAATTCTTATGCCTTGGTCTGCGGTAATAATATCTGTATACTTTACCCGTGTCCTTATTAATTAATTTATACTTTCCTTTTGTGGTTTTAACTGTGCCACCCCTGTCTTCAGACTTGTAGCATCTCTCTGGTCTGGCCCCGACCTTCCGACACATACGTTTCCATACGAAGTCATGCCCGTGTCCCGCGCCTGTTAATGCGTGGGCGATCTCATGCAAAACAACATCTTTGGTTTCTTCTATTGTGTTTAAGTTCGCCAACACTTTGGTAATCCCGATCTCCCTCTTTCTGTATCGGCACTGACCGTATCGACGCACTGCTCTGGTGTCCCAAACGAACGACCAACCTTCTTCGATTAGCCCCCACTCTTCCATCTTCTGGAGAGCAAACTCTTTTACTTTGTGTAGCTTAATCAGATCCATTTTTCTTTAGTGCTAATATTAATAAACAAACAAACAAAATAAATTCAATCACTGCTCGATGAGGTGTTCAACGTGGTTCATGAAATATCTCTCCATCTCAGCCAGTGCTTGCAGGTGCTTCTGCCTCTCATTGTATGCCCTAGAGAATGCGTTGTCATCATTAAAAGCATCCATGGCGGGATCGTTATCCTGCACATAGTAATCTCTGCCGTGAAATTCGCAAGATTGAATTGCCTCCTTCACCTCATTGATTGCTCCAAGGATTCTGGTGTTGCCCTCTAATAGCATCTTTTTTCCTGTGCCGTTAAGATGGACTGTGGGTAGTGGATAGTTTACTGTCTCAGTCATGCGTAAACTATACACCCCACCTACGGTGGGGTCAAGAATAAAAATGAATTAAAAATCCCTGAAGTTTATGCAGACCATAATGATAACAGCAATTACGTATAGGGGGATACAACACAAAACAAAACTGATGGTTAGCATTATGCCTATGGTGCGGAATGTCATGGCTAATCACTTATTTAGAATCGTGCGTTTGATCTGGCTAATTGTTTATTTAAAAGCTTTCGTTTGATCTGGGTGTTTATTTAGGCGATTCCATTCGATCCGCACTTTTTGTTTATTTAGATTATTTGGGTTGATCTGGACGATCTGGGTGTGGCGGGATTCGAACCCGCACTTTACAGATTTTAAGTCTGTTGCCTCTGCCGTTGGGCTACACACCCTTGGTCTTATCCTAGCCGTCTGACCAATAATCGTTTATCTCTTCGTCCTCTGCTGACGTTTTCTCCCCGTGGAAATAACATTTATATAGGAAGTAAAAGAACCAAAGAAAGAACCAAAAGGGGTCAAATCCATACATAACTACTTTAAATTGTTTTAAATGTGATTTAAATAATTAAAATGTAGAGGGAGTAACGAGATCACAGCATAAACTACTTTCCCTATGTTTGCAGTATATTCTTTTATATTCTGCCCTCTATGTATATACTCTATCATATTATCCTAAACACACTGATTAAAAAGTTATTTTATAATTGCAAACGGTTACTCTGGTGATTTCAAATCATAGATTCTATCCAATACTCTATTTCTTTTTCTGTAACTATGTGCTAATTCTTTTACTCTCTCTATCTCTTTGAGTGTTTCTGTTACTCTGTCTGAGCTTGTGCCTTTGGCTAATCCTCTGAGGTCTACTTCTGCATAGGTAACAACCGATAACAGTTCTTCTATTAGCTTATCCTCGTTGGTGTATTGGCTCATTTGTTTTCAGAGAGGGGAGACAAGATGCATACAATAGAAACAACAAACAATAAGATAGCAATCCAGCCCCAACTATACCAGCACAGTGCGATTGGTATCCATATGGATATATGAGCTAAACTCATAGAACAAAGAATGCTTCTCTCTTTCCAACTCATCACTCATCTTCTTTTATTATGTTACCGTATCTATCGTAGTGGAGATCATCTGCCTCACTGGTAGGTTGACCACTCTCACCCCAATCTATTGTCCATGATACAGTTATAGTCTCGTCTTCCATCTGCTCAACTATACCCTCTCCCGAAGGAGAGGGCAAGTCTTTTTCCCCTTTACTCATTGATCAGAATCTTGATGCTGTCCTTAGAACGCTTGAGGGTAATGGTATCACCTGCTTCTGCTTGATGTTTTAGCTTAGTGATTGAGATTCTCTTGTCTCCTCTGGTCTTAGCCTTATAGAATGTTACCTTTGCTTCGGTTCCGTCAGGATACTTACCCGATACAAAGTGCTTCTGACCACATTCTGCTTCTGAATAATCAAAAGAGAATTGTTTGGCTAGGTCACAAACTGATTTGTTTGCGTCGATTATGCTCTTCTTGAGCATGGTGTCTGTTATATTAATGGTTGCTTTCATAAATTAATTACCGTTGATCTCTAGTAGGATATCAATCTCGTTTTGTCTTGAATCTGGTTGGTTAAAGTGTAAGGTGTTGCACTTAACACAATACTTCTTTTTTGCTTTTTCGTGGATGTAATCTTCCTCACACTCACAGTCCCAATAATCTTCGTTTAACTCTATCATAATCACTTACTCATTTCTTCTTTAACTTGATTCCATGTGAAAATCTCAGTGTCTGGCGTATCGTATTGCTCTATAAACTCAAGGTATTGCTTTTTTGCCTTGGCGTAATCGTCATAAATAAAACCTTCGATATACTCCTCCGTCACAGGATCATTATCTAAAGTAACAATATCTTCTCTTACGTCTACAGTGAACTCTCCCTCCTCATCTCCATACCTCAAAGAGACTTCGTATTGTGTTTTTGTTTCTATGTGTTTACCTATAGCCTTTTGGTGCAAGGTTTCTCTTTGTTCTTCTGTTGCTTGTGGCACTACAGGGACACACGTTTTATGTTCTTCTTTTACCTCTTCAAAATTAAATGCTGTCACATCTTCATTGTTGTGAACATCAAAACAATATTTTATCATCTCATCGTAAGCTCGCTCTTCAGTCTCAGCTTCGATTACGTCTTCAAAAGTAACTTTAAACTTCATCTTTTATCTCGTCAATATAGTTAACATTAAAATCAGAATCTTTAAGCAGTTCTTCGTCAGAGTAATTCCTGACCATATCTTCTGCCTCTTCTTGGTTCTTTGCTTCTACTTCGTAGCAGTTCAATATGCTAACTCCAATACAGTATTTCTTCATGTCAGTAACTTTAAGCTTCATTTACTTCTACTCCCATCTCTGAATATGTTTTCCATGTTGACCCGATAGACTGACCCTCCTTGAAAACATCAAGTGCCACTCCATCGTCATCTAGCTTGACCTGTATATACCCGATCTCACGACCATCTATATTTAGATCCAACATTAAGTATCTATCTTCTATCTCTCTGTTCATGTTTGTAATTTAAATTAATTTAAATTCGAAGTCAAGGGTTTTTATTTTCCTTGAATGAATCTTTTATATTCTTGTTTTACAATAGGCATGACCAGATAGTCTACTATCCTGACCAGTGCCTCTTCAGTATTCTCATCATCCATAATGTTAGATAAGCCACTGATACCTAGAGCCGCATGGTGGACTTCGTGAATCAAGGTATCCAACTCCTCTTCCTGAGTCAGTCCCTTGCGGATATTAATAATCTTCTTATCAAAATCCATTTCCCCAAAGTCCTCCATGTCTTTTAAAACAATTTTAAATTGCATACCCCCCACTGTTATGGTAGAGGGAAGAGAGTATGATGTTTTCTTTCTTGGCATTAGCTTATCCTTTCCAGTGCTTTAGCTCCCTTGCCAGTGATCTCCCGCTTACCGTCGATTCGCATGAAACCGTTCTTCAGCAGGAAAATCTCTGCATCCTTCTGGAGTGCTGTTCTCGACATCCCTGTCACAGCAGAGAGCATCTGCAAGGTGCAAGCTCCACGTTCCTTGAGGATACGCATGACCTGCAACTCAATGGCATTGATACCGTATGGCATGATACCCAAGAGATCACATAAACTCTTCCATTCTTTCTTACCGAAAGTGGCAGTGTTATTGACTTCTGAATATGCACTGACTTCCAATGCACGTTTGATTGCGGAGCGAGCATTACCCCTCACCGTCTCACATATTTCATCAAGGATGTTATCCCTGAAGTCAATCCAATCCATCTTCTTCTGAATGATTTTACCCAACTCTTTTCCACTGTATGGTTCGAAGTCCAGTTGTGTAAGACGATCCTTAAAAGGAGGAAACAGTTTGTCCAGTTCGGTAGTAGCAAACAAGAAAGTCTGCCTTTCGAACTCAAACAAGAGACTGGATTCACCAAATTCAAATCGTTTGGTCTTAGCACCCTCGATATTGAAGATGGTCAGAAAAGCCATTTCCAAATCTTTCGGTAAGGCATGAGCCTCATCCAACAAGATGGTAACATCCTTGTCCAGAATCGCAGGAATAAAAACCTGTTCAAAGAACTGCTCTGCATTACGAATGGTAGAACAATTAATTTCGATCATGGGTTTACCCAGAGACTTAGCAAATGCTTTTGCAAACTCTGTCTTACCTAATCCCTTCGCTCCATTGAAAAGAAGAAAAGGAAGTGTGCCTGTAGCTTTCTTAGCATCGCTATAAAAGTTAAGGCGACTTTTAAGAGTGTCTTGTCCGACAAGACCCTCAAACATATCAGTGGTTTCGCTCATAATTAATCAAACGTATTGATAGAGAATTGAATCTTCTCTTCTGGTTCTGCTACCTCTCGGATTGCTTCTGTTGTTTTAGTGGGGGTTGGATCAATTGTCAAGCCAATATCTTCTAGCCATCTTTTTGATACTACTACAGTCGCTTCAGAACCTACTTGCTTCGCTAGGTCACTCAGCTTGACTCTAGTGAAGGAAGTTGAACCTCTGGGGCGACCTCTTTTCTTAGGTGTTTCGTTCATATGTTGGGTATTATACTCATTAAAAGTGGGGGTGCAAGACTTTTTTTTCATTTTAATGATTTTTTTTTCTTTTGTGTAATTAAATGTATGACCCTCATAGTGGTTTCTGCTCTCACTACAAACGAAGGATTATATTTTAGGTATCTCACTAACGTGATGAGGTTTGATCACAGCATGGATGTGATTGTGGAGGCACAGAAAGAACAAATAGATTACTATTATTCTATATTAAAACAAAAAGGTTTATACGATTATGTGTCAGAGATTATCTACCCAGAGATAAAAGAAGAAGGAATAAGATTAGATACGGAGATGAATTATCCACTCACCGTAACGACACAAAAGATTTCTGTGATTAACGTGTCAGAACTAATAAATAAAATTAAGTTATTAGCGAAAATAAAAGAATCAATTTAAATATTCGGCTATCTACGCGCACTTATTTGGAAAAAAATCATTCGATCTGGGGTTTTTACGCGCTTATTTGGAAAAATCGCAGTCGATCTGGGCCATTTTAGTGCAATTGTAGTAATCTTTTTTATTCTTTTCGAAAAACTTTTCGGCTTGTTCGTAGGTATGGAAGGCGTGACCCTCTAAGAATTTAGATTCTGTTATTTCGCCATCGTCTCCAAGTGTATCTTCATATAAATCTACAATAAAAACTCCAACAGGAAGATCATCTACAAGACCGTAAACATTACTACCTAAATAATTAGTATCGTTATTACTATTAATGCTAAGAGACCTGTCTATTTGGGTAGGTTTTTCTTGTGAAGCTGAGTCTGCATATGGTGGAGTGTCTACATCGGAAGGTAATGAGCATTCAGAAAGAGGGAGATTGGCTAGAGGACCATCGGGGTGGAAGAACCTCTCAAGATGATCGCCTTTGTATTTATTGCACCGCAACTCCCACTCATAACTTACTTTTTTCATTACTCTTGCTTATTAAACTTTAAAATTGGCTTAAGCATATGCTCAGGTTTAATAGGATATGAGGAGGGACACCCTTTATACACCAGTGCTTTCCTTAATATCGCTTGACTTTCTAAATTAATAAAGTCGTATTGGTCCTCTGAGAAAGTGGCGATGTGGTTGCCGTGTATAGAGGTATCTGGGTCTGTTGAGTTGAAGTCTGTAAGAGTTGATTGTGTTTTTAAGTTACTATTCCTATCTGTTTTTTTAATAATTTTTTTTCTATCGGCTTCATCAATAGAAATATTTAAAAATTTTTCAAACTGAGAGAATAAATAATCATAATTATTATTAAAGTCATCGTAATGTAAAAGCAAAGTTCTTCCTTTGTATTTTTCTTTTACATATTCAACGGCTGATAACTTTGCCTTATAAATATTAACCAAATCTGTAAGGGGGGTCGCAGCAATGCACTCTAAGAATCTCTGAGTATTACCATCAAAGACCTCACATCTAACATAGGAAAGAAATGATGTCACAGGATCTCTCTCAACGATGATACAATCAAGGGAGTCAGAAAGGTAATCCATCATTTCTACTATATGTATTTTTTCAGCCTTGGGAGCTATTTCTCTAAGGCTCTGCCATACAACCGTGGAACCTGTTCTCCCTGCGGAGAATACTAATATTTTTTTATTCATTAAAATACTCATACATCATAATAAATCCTTCTCCATTGCACTGCACACCCATAACATTGTAATCAATCCACTCTACCGCTTCTTCAACTGTCATTCCCTGTTTTTCAAAGACCTTAACCATTTTGTTATGATCATATATTAATATACCACTATCTGACATACCCGCTATTGCGTCATCTAGCCCATCTAATATTAAAGCTCCGTCCTTAAGCATTGAACCAAGAAGGTGTTTCTCTCTTACTCCACTTTGCAAAGTAAGCTTTCTCTCCATTATAATATGACCTGTAAGCAGTAACTCCACAACTATTTTTGTATTGTTCTGGCATCGCTTGAGCAAACTTAGTCAATCCTTTGCGTGGCATATTTAGTTTGTGATAGTTAGATCCGCACCAACTGATAGCATCGAGAGATTTATGAACCTTTCCATAGCGTCTCGTATACTCTTGACACATGGCGTAAGCATGATCTAGCAACCACTCGTAGTTCTCTGCTGACTCTCTAGCCCACTTAGTGCAAGGGTGATTGTAGAATGCTCTCCTGTATGGTGCGTCACCATTAGGGAACACAGAGCAGAGCATCTGCGCTGACTCTAGAATCATTTTTACAACGTGCTTATCGCACAATTGTTGTGCGGCGATCTTGGGGTCGGTGTCTACTGCAAATATATTCATGATTTTAAATTTTCTGGCGACCATTCTACACACCACTTCATGGAAGGAACTCTTTTTATCTCCTTGGCTTGATCTTCATCTAAATAACTCAAAACTGATCTTAGATTAGTTTGAAGAGTGTCTATAAGAACATGAAGTTCTTGGATTTCTTGATCTTTATTTAATAGTTCTCTTTTTAGTTCTCTATCCATGGGAAATTCATGCTTATTTGGCGTTTTCTTCTTCGATCTGGGAGTAGTGTAGCCCATCATTGCCGTTACGTCCAATGATATCAATGCGTTTTTCTCCTTGAAGCTCTTGCTCTTCCGTCAACCGTTTTGTTGAACCTCTCTCCTCTAAAAGCATGGCTTTAGCTAGGATAGCATAGTTCACTATGTCATCACAAGCATCTTCTACAGTTTCATTTGGGACAGATAGTTCACTGTCATTAGTGAACGAGTAGATTCTTTTTATTTTGTCGATTACACGGAGAAGCAAACCCTGCACAGGGTGGATGTCCAGTATCGTGGATGCATTAAAATTAGCGAAGGGGTCGGTAGCACTCTTGCCACCAGTGTAATCGCTGTTTTTCTTTTGCATGATTACCCTGCAAGCTTTGCAGGTATCATCGTGAAGTTTAAGCAGTTCTTTAGTATTCATTTTAATTCTTTTATTAAACTTTTCATGTCTCTCATTTGGGAGTCTTCCTTTAACCAAATGTTATCGCAAATTGTTTTACGATAGACCCCGTTATCATCTACGTCTTTAGCATAGTTCCACCCCTGTAATGTTACTTTAAAATCCTTTGTGTCTCCCGCTGTCGTTGTCCAAACAACAATAGCGTCATCTCTGACGTAAGACTTCAATTGTTTTGGGGGAATGCATCTCTTGAAGTCATCCCACTGGTGAGGCCGTAGACCTTTTATTTCTATGCACCTACCTACTATATCTAAATCGCCCTTTAATTTTTTATTTTTAAAATCAACGAAGTTGGGGACGATTTCCCTATTATCAATGTGTCTTTTGAGCCACACTGTAGTTGCAACCTCAGACTTAACGCCAACTAAATTACTACTTATTTTATTGTGGTTGTAGGAACCAGACCCTAGCGTGTTATTACCCCCGTAATAATCCACTATTTTTTGGGCATGGTCCCTACACCATTTTAGCTGTTTGTCTGAGAGCGAAACCTCAATCATCTGATAGTGGTTTTTTAGCTAAATGAGTCGAGGAGATGTTGTATTGTTCGGAGTGTTGATTGCCTTTAGCAATTGAGGTGTAAGTAAAGCTATCTTGTGGGTCAGCAGGACGACCATAACCTCTCTCTTCCTCAAGTGTTTCTAACATTTTGCACAGTTGATATTTAGTGAGAGTGACCGTCACTGGTATTTGTTTTTGTTTTTTATTCTCGTAGGTGACTGTTATTTTATCAACCTTAGTCTCCGTGTTATTTGCCAGTATTAGGCTAACACAGAAGAGGGTTGAAATAAAACAACAAGATAGAATGATTAGTGTTTTTTTCTTCATTAGTCTACTAGTAAGTTAAAAATTTCAACATCAGAAAATGTTTTTGGGTATTGGGCCGCTTCAATTAACAGTTGTTCTTTTGTTTGTAGAGATCTCATTGTCTCATTAACAGTCGCAGAGTCAATCATTAATTCTTTTGTTTCTAAATCATATACATATAGGTCATCATGAAATCTAGAATACTCTAAAATATATTCTATTGCTTGATCAAGAGTCTCAGTCTTCTCCAACATCTGATCGTCATGGCTATTTTGTATCCTGATCTCATATTTGAAGGTTATCATGGCGAGATCAAACCCCTCCTGTTGAATGGGTAAAGGCATCGGCTCAACTGGTGCGTTCCCCTCTTGTGGTAGAACTTTATAATCTAAATCATTAAAATTAGGCATCAACATTTCAGTCTCCGACTCCATGTCAATGAAGTAGATGGCAACCATCATAAAGCAATATACTATTAGTCCGAAGACAACTCCTGCCCCCAAAGCTTCAATTAAATCTTTTTTATTCATGGTTACTATTGTGTTTTTTCTTCTCTTCCATTCTACGGATATGCTTATCCCAAATTGTATCTTCTTCGGGTTCGGATTCAGGTTGATTATAGGCGGGGGTAAAAACTTGCGAAAGCCTACGCAATTTTTCCTGTTGCCGCAAGTTTCTATAAACCTGTATTGGGAAACTAAAAAATGTATCTAGCAAGCTAGCAAACCCAATAAAAATAGAAAGCAGCACCCCAACTGTAAGTGCGGCTACTATACTAATTAAAACGTGAAGTATTTTTATATAAGTTCCCATCAGTTAAAAAGAAAAATCATTAACATTACAAAAGCAAAAAGAAAAAACAACAGATATATAAAGGATTCTAATCTGGACATGTCGATTTATTTCGATTTTTTCGACACGTTCTAGAAGAATGTCGTTTGATTCGACAAGTCCTCTGATGGAAAGTATTTCGCCAATGCAGCCAGTCTATCTTCAGCAGAAGCTAGCAATTCAAGAGCCTCATTTGCATTGTTCCAGAAATCAGTGGTCGAATGGTCTCCAATGCCAGCGGCATTTTCGGACATGATCTCTAGGGTGAGTAGGGCTTTGCTTTTATCTGCTTCGACGGCAGACTTCAGCATTCTAAATAGTTCTGGTTTCATTATTTTTCTTTTTTTTCTGCGTGAGTTTGCGTTCGTGGTAGGAATTCATACCTAAAAAACGGCATAGGAAAAACATGAACGCTATCCAGGCGGTTATAATTAATATCCATGTTAACACGCACCCATTATAAACCAGATGAAATGTCTGTCAAGATATTTTTTACCCTAAACTTTCTCCAAGGGAATATTATATTTAGAATAGGGAAGAAACCAATGCTCACACCCCTCTAAGACATCTTTAAGCAAGACCATTGACATCATATCTTTTCTTCCTTTGCGTCTATATCCTTTATAGAGACACTCATTCACTCTATTGACAGTCTCTCTTAAATTACATTTTTCTTTTGCTAGGTTATATAAGTCCACGTTCTTTGCGTGAAGAAAGAATGCCCCAAAATCAAAAGCTATCCATAAGGGAGTGCCATTCTCGTTGCACCAACCTGTTTTCCCATTGACATTAAGAAACTCTAATAGAATTTTACCCTCCCGTGTGGAGTTTTTTAATCCTTTTAAATCAACAGTTTCTCCGTTTACTACAAAATCAACATGCCCTATATCTTGAACCTTACCTGTTTTTTTAATAGTTAACCCCGCAGATAAACAAGAATGTTGATATCTCTCAGTAGATTCATCTATTAGTTTTTGAGTGTGAGCTACATGCGTGGAACCCGAGAGACCCCGCGCTTTGTCTGACATCATAAGTTTACTATGTGGGAATTAACTATTTCTTAACTCAACCAATTGCAGGTCGTCTATATGCCCCTCTTTTACATACCACCAATCAAGGGGAAAACCGCATTTTTTATACTCGTCAGGAAATCCAGGATGATCGCTTGGACACGCATCATATCCGTGTTGGGGTTTCTTGTTTTGCAATCTCCATATGTTCAACCAAAAAGCATTAACTACTCTATTAACATCCCTTAAATTAAAGTCGTGTCCACAAAGCACTCCCCCCTCCTTTACTTTTGGATAGTAATCGTAAATATCAGATACAATGTTAGGTAGATCGTGACCAGCATCAATATAACAAAAATCTAAGGAATTGTCAGGAATGTCCTCGCTACCTTGATGGGAGCTTTTATTTATGAATTTAATTTTATCATCATGTTTTTTAACATCGGGATGAATGGCAGGGTGGTCTCTGTGAAATTCCCAATCCACACAATACAATTTTTTAATATTAAGACCATTTAAAATACAGACAGTATTATGGGCAGAACCAATGCCTATTTCCGCTCCCACTAAACCTACTTTGTTTTCATCCAGCTTAGAAATCACTTCCATGCTGGGGCGTAATTGAGTGGGTGGATCAAATTCCGATTGAGGCTTAGATGCAAATCTAGCGTCATAGGATTCCTCGTCAAACCAAAACGTTTTAGGGTCATACATATAGTTTATTATATGCTTGCTCCTCCAGAAGTCAAATGGAATATACAGCAAAAACCCCCATCCAAGGATGGAGGTGTCCAGAGTCTTAATCCTAAGATTAATCTGTAGACTTACTTCTGCTTGGCTTTCCCAATATTTAAAGCTGCCCAATCAATTAATTTATAAAATTTGGACAGAAAGCTCCCCTCTTTGGGGGTAGGGGTTGCGGCGGCGATAGCAGAAGCAAAAGCAATTGCGGCTGTCACAACTCCAAACCAAGGGTTATCCTGAACTAGTTGTAGAATAGTATCCATGTCATTATTTACACCTAATCAGGATGAATTATGTAACTTTTATCTCTAATTCTTCCCCAAAACTGCCTGTCAGCCCATTCATTGTGAAATCTTTCTGCATTGGCTTTTTTCCATCTTTCATGAGAATCTTTTGTAATTTTCATAGCGACACCCTTAGATTTCCAATCTCCCACTTTAGTGTCAGAATCTCTGTCAATTTTATATATTTTAAAAAACTGCCGATATATCTTTAGGTGAGAAGACTCGATATCATGAACTGTTTTATATTTTTCTACAGGAGACCAATGAGGAACTGCAATCACTTTATTATCAATTTCTCCTCCATCCACAAACCCCAAAACCCCAAGGACGCGACAAGAGACTAGACTACCTCTGTCGATTGGGTCATGGTTGAAAACCAAAACATCAAGCGGATCATTATCTAATGCAATCGTTTGTGGAATAAACCCGTAATTTATTGGATATTGAAGGGAAGAAACAAGACATCTATCTAATTTAAATATATTTAAATTCTCATCATATTCATATTTAGTATTAGTCCCTTTCGGGATCTCCACTATACAATTAAGATGTTCGTAATTGTCTGATGTTATAGGAATATCATTTACTAAATTCATTTAAATCTATTTGGTATGAGGTGTAATCTCCAATTGTTCAATTTCAGGCCAATCGCATCTACCATCGACTAATTCTTCTTTTGTTTTCCTTATATAAGGTTTTCTGTAGCTTAAGTCATCGCTCATTATACTATTAATGAGAGCTTTTCTGTTCTTGTTTTCTCCATCAGAGTTAAGGTTCACATTATAAAAGTAATGTGATTTCTTTAGAAAAGAAGCATGTTCCTTTCCGCTCATTTCAACCATTGGAATAAATAAAATTACATCTTCGGGATATCGAAATAATGTCCCGATTCGATTGCATAAATCCTCGTATTTTACATTTTTTAACAGGAAGAACTTATGAGATCTTAAATGGGATAAACAAAATCCTTGATTTCTGAGGGACTTACTCCAATCAACTTCGTCATAAAAATCCTTGTTGAATAATGAGTTGGATTCAAAACCCCCATACGTTATCCAAGTATCTTCCTTATACACCTGAGCTAAATCACTTAAGACGCTCTCATGGCTTAAGTAGTCATCCCCATCAAGAGTGATTATTACATCTTCGTCCTTGGGGTCTGCGTGTTTGACAAAATTAATTGTTTTATTGAATA